TTATAAATACTAACAAAGGGGAATATTATGCCATCTCAACAACTTGAGTTGAAATCAGACATTACCAATCTTTTCAAAGACCTAGAGTCTATTGCAAAAGATACTAAAGTCCATGCACCTCATGTTCCCAAGATAGAACAAGCAGATATTACAGAACTATTTTCTGGACTCAATGAAGCACACGAAGAAGCAAAGATTGAGGTTGAGTTACGTTTATCACTAGAAGAAAAAAATGAATTAGACATAATTACTAATCTTGCAGATACGTTTAGTGAAATCACAAAACCAGTTGCACAATGGCCTAACGAACAACCACCAGAACATTACCCAAAACCAGTTGATGAGAGTGTTAATCTTCAAGCACTTGAAGAACTGTTTTCCACAATAACAGAACCAAATTCTGAAGATATTGTCGTTGATGAGATTAAGGTAGACACAATATCTGAAGAACCTACTTCAGTAGAGAAAACTGCAAGTATGATTGACAAAGCAATTATTCATCTGGATAGTCTAGAAGAAAAGACTGAAATTTCAGAAGAAGTCAATCAGATTGCAACTCTACGAAAAGAATTTGATAACTTTAGATCACTCATTGCACAACAAATTGCATCATCACAAATGTCTGGTGCTGGTGGTGGTGAAGTTAGACTTGAGTTTATGGATGATGTTGATAGAGACTCAGTAAAAGTAGATGGTAAGTTTCTAAAGTATCAAGCATCTACTGGTAAGTTTATTGGTGCTGATGCTGGCGATACAATAACTAACGAACAACTACAAGATGTAGTTGGTGCAATGATTAGTAGTAATACTGAAAGTGGCATTACTGTAACATACGAAGATAGTGATGGAACACTAGATTTTGTTGTTGGTACACTCAATCAAGACACAACTGGAAACGCAGCTACAGCAACTGCGTTAGAAACTTCAAGAACTATCGGTGGAGTTTCTTTTGATGGGTCTGCAAATATAAATCTTCCTGGCGTAAATACTTCTGGAAGTCAAGACACAAGTGGTAACTCTGCAACAGCAACTGCACTCGAAACTGCACGAACAATACATGGTGTGTCTTTTGATGGTAGTGCAAACATAGATTTATCAGAGGTCATTCAAGATACTGTGGGTGCAATGTTTAGTAGTAATACTGAAACAGATATTGCAGTTACATATCAAGATAGTGATGGAACAATAGACTTAGTTGTAAGTGGAATATCTGGAAATGCTGGGACTGCAACAGCTCTGGAGACTGCAAGAACAATAGCAGGTGTATCATTTGATGGAACTGCGAACATTAGCATTGCAAGTACAAATCTATCAGACACAAGTTCAATTGTACTGTTGACTTCTTCACAGACATTAACAAACAAGACTTTAACAAGTCCAGTTATAAATACTGGGTTAAGTGGTTCTGCATTTTTAGATGAAGATGATATGTCAAGTGACTCTGCAACAAAGGTTGCATCACAACAATCAATTAAAGCTTTCGTTGATGCAGTAGAATCAAGGACTAGAGCATTTGCAATTGCAATTGGTGCTGGACTTTAATATTGACTAAATAGTAGATAAAGGAAAAAAGATGGCAATACCAAGTTCAAAATCAACATTTAAATCATATTGTCTAAGGGCTTTAGGTTTTGGTGTCATTGATATTAACGTATCTGATGACCAAGCAGATGACAGAATAGATGAAGCATTACAATATTTTTCTCATTATCATTATGATGGTATTGAGAAAATGTATCTTAAATATCAAGTAACTGCTGATGATATTGCAAGAGCAAAAACTAATGATACAACAAGCGCAACTGATACTTCAGATAGTTCTATAACTGCATCTTTTAGTGAGGGTAAAGGTTTCATTCCTATGCCTTCTTCTATTATTTCAGTTTTAAATATTTTTCCATTTGATAATACTGCAACAAATAATATGTTTGATATTCGTTATCAACTTAGATTAAACGACCTCTATGATTTTAGTTCTACTTCAGTTGTACACTATGAAATGACTATGCAACATTTAGATTTTCTTTCTCATATCTTAGTAGGAGAAAAACCTTTACGTTTCCAAGAACATCAAAATCGTTTATATATTGATATGGATTGGGATAATGATATTACTGAAGGCGAATATTTAATTATTGAATGTTATCGTAAGTTAGACCCAAACACATACACAGATATGTATGATGACATTTATTTAAAAAGATATGCAACTGCTTTAATCAAAAGACAATGGGGTGCAAATCTTTCCAAGTTTAATGGAGTTCAAATGCTTGGTGGAGTAGAGATGAATGGTGCAGAAATATTTTCACAAGCAACGGAAGAAATAAGAGATTTAGAAGAAAAGATGCTATTGCAAGAACCACCTATAGATATGTTTAAGGGTTAAGTAAATGGCTGTTAATAGTGCATTTCATACAAGTAATCTTCACTCAATCGCAACAGAGAGAAGTTTATATCAAAATCTAGTTAAGGAAGCAATTCAGATTTATGGACATGATGTATATTATGTCAATCGTGAAACTGTTGCACTAGATAATGTTTTGGGTGAAGATGCATTATCTAAATATACAAATGCAGAACCAATCGAAATGTATGTAGAAGATGGAGCTGGATTTGGTGGAGATAAGGAAATTATTACACAGTTCGGTTTAGAAAATCGTAACGAGATTACATTTGTAGTTTCTAAAGAACGATTTCAAGAAATGGACAGTCAAATAAATTTAGAAGAAGGTGAGGGTTCTATTGCATTAGAAGATGGAAGTATAGACCAAACTGGTAACTCATCTAATCTTACAACACTTACTGGTAATTATTATATATTACAAGACACAGCGACAACTGATGCAGATAGACCACAAGAGGGAGATTTAGTTTATCACCCTATCTTTGCAAAAATGTTTGAGATTAATTTTGTAGACCATGACGAACCTTTTTATCAACTGGACAATAACCCAGTATATAAATTAAGATGTAAACAATTTGAGTATGCTTCAGAAGTTATTGACACAGGTATTGCAACTATTGATGCAATAGAGGGTGACTTAACTACAGATGCAAGAGCATATCAATTTACAATAGAAGACGGAACAGATACTACAACTGGTTCTATCCAGTTAGAAAATGCAGCCGATACTGGTGATGCATCTTATCTAATTTCAGAAGAATATATAATAGGTGATTATGATACAGATAAGACTTCACAAAACGAATTATTCGACCAACTTGACGATACAGTATTAGATTTTACTGAATCAAATCCATTTGGTGATGTAGGGAGTGCCACATAATGTTAGGACAACAATTTTACCACGAAACAGTTAGAAACGTAATCGTTGCGTTTGGAACTATGTTTAACAATATCCAGATTGTTCGTAAGGACAATAACGGAGTAATCACACAATCAATGAAAGTGCCACTTGCATATGGGCCTAAACAAAAATGGTTAACTCGTTTAGACCAAGACCCATCACTTGCAAATGCAGCTGCAATTACCTTACCAAGACTTGGTTTTGAAATTGGTTCTTTGTCATATGATTCAGCTCGTAAATTAAATCGTGTACAAAAATTTAAAAAGGTAAAAAGTTCCAGTTCAAATGCAAATAAACTGGACACACAGTTTATGCCTGTTCCATATAACATGGACATTACTCTGTACGCAATGGCGAAGAACTCTGATGATGCGTTACAAATAGTAGAACAAATACTACCATTCTTTCAACCAGACTATACACTTACACTTAACGATATGGCAGACATGGGCATCAAGAGAGATGTACCGATTATTTTAAATGATGTTCAGTATGAAGATAACTATCAAGGAGATTTTGAAAGTCGTAGAGCAATAATCTATACTATGGGTTTTACTACAAAGTTTTATCTATACGGCCCAGTTACTTCTTCAAGTGTTATCAAAACTGTACAAGTAGACCAATATACTGACTTACCAGCAGTTACGCCTACAAGAGAACAAAGATATTCAGTTACACCCACGCCTGCAAGTGCAGATGCAGATGATGATTTTGGATTCAATGAAACTAGTTCTTTCTTTCAAGATGCAAAGAACTTTAATACAACTAGTGGATCAGATGTTAAAAAAGGTTAGTTATGAAAGACCCATTTTCCAGTATAGATAAAGCTCTTGGTGTATTTGATCCAGTAGAAACTGCAATCCAACAAAATAATATTACAGTTCCTAAAAAAGTTGTCCAAAGTAATGAAGACGATATAGAAAATGATTATAAATACCAACGAGAAAATTTCTATGGACTTGTGGAGAGAGGTCAAGATGCTATTGATGGTATTTTAGAACTTGCAAAAGAGGGTGAACACCCAAGAGCGTATGAAGTCGCTGGAAATCTCATTAAACAAGTGGCTGAGGTTACGGAGAAGTTAGGTGACTTACAAGAGAAAATGCGAAAACTTAAAGAAGTTCCTAATTCTGCACCCAAGAATGTCACTAATGCATTGTTTGTTGGTTCGACTGCTGAATTACAAAAAATGCTAAAAGGTAAGAGTGATGACTGATGCTACATATCTTGGAAATCCTAATCTTAAACGAGCGAATGTTCAGCAAGAATGGACTAAAAAACAACTATTTGAATACAAGAGATGTATGGAAGACCCTCTGTACTTCATACAGAGTTATGTAAAAATTGTATCACTAGATGAGGGTTTAGTTCCCTTTAAAATGTATCCTTTTCAAAAAGAAATGGTTGGTACATTTCATAGTAATCGTTTTACTATATGTAA